CCTGCTGCATGTAAACCCATCGCCGCAAGATTAGGAATATCTAAAATACCGGCAATTCCTGTAGCTAATCCTCTTCCTGTTCTTCCAACTTGGCGGACGGCTTCTTCTCCGTATTCTTTTAATGATCTGGGAAGTTCACCGCGCCTTTCGAGTTCAGCTAAAGCTTGTTCCTTAGTGATGGAGGTTTCAGGTGCCACTTCTTGAGGTGCGTCATCATATTCACCACGTCTTTTAAGTTCAGCTAAAGCTTGTTCTTTGGTAATCATTCTAAACCTGCAATTTTTCTCAATTCAGCAGAACTTTTTTGTGAAATGTCCGTTGATTCAGATGTTTTATCTTCTGTAGGTTTTCCATCTTTTCTTTTATCAGCAGAACTTTTAACAAATTCACTTAACGCACTTGTAGGGGCAATACCTTTTTCTAATCCTTCATTTACATAAAATGCTTTTTGTTGTTCCTGCTCAATCATGTGACGAAGATTTGAATTGATATTTTTTATAGCTTCTTTAGACATTCCTCGATGAGGTTTGGCTTTGCGCAAATATTCCACCACTCTTGCGCCTGCTTTTGAGCCAAAGGCTAAAGCTGATTTATTGGCAAAATCATCATAAATTTTATCAAATTCATCATAATCTGCTTGTTCACCTTTACTGATCATTCCTTGAATATAGGGAGATTTTGTTAAAGCATTTTGAGCGCTCCAATCCCCTGTGTCTATTTTTTCAAGCAATCCATCTGCTTTATCTAATTCTGTCAAAAGATCTTCAGATCCGCTTAATGCTTTATTTGCATCTTTTAATATCTGTTGATCTGCTTGATTAAGCTTTAATTTAGATTTTTGTTCACGCCCAATCTCTTCCATCGTTTTATGATGACGAGATGTTTCGCCAAGCGTTGCATAATGCTGAGATTCATCGGACTTTAATTTTCGATTCTTATAATCCATTTCAGCCAAAAATTCTTGCTGTTTAATTCGTGATGCATGAATCTGTTGCATTAAATTTAGACCGCGCACTTTATTAACTTCTTGAGATTTTGCGCGTTGTTCATAACTATCGACCAATGAGCCCGCAATAGGGGTCATCCCTGTATAACGCTGAGCCATTGCATCTGTCATTTTTGCAAGAGCTGATGCCATAGGATTAACTTCTTGAACTTTCGTTCCAGCCATTTGTTGAGCTTCTTCTTCTAACATTTGACGATATTGATCATCAGGAATACCAGGAAGCGCTATTCCACCATCAGCAAACTTTTGTACTAATCCTCCTGCTTTCCTCCCCTGATATCCCATGGCTGGCATCATCATGGCTGTTGCAAGATTCCCCAATCCATACCCACCTATTGCTGAATAATTTGGTTGTTGTTGTTGAACAAACGTATCGGTCATAGTTTGATTGGGTATATTTTGAGCGGCTTGATAGGCTTGTAAAATATTTTCAACCGGACGATTTTGTTGTTTTTGAAATTCTTTTTGCATTTCAAGCAATCTATTTTCTTCTGCTTGTTGTTTTTCCTGACCTATACGCGCAAGAGCTTCTAAACCGCCAAACTCTTCTGCTGCTTGTGCTTTTTCAATATTTGCTAATCCTTGAGCTGCTCCCACTTGAGTTTCAATGCCTTTGTTCAAAGCTTCTGAACCTAATTGTCCAGAGAATAACCCGCGCTTTTGTTGTTCGCCTGCTTCTGCAAGTCCCGCTTTAGTGTTGTCTGCTTCCATCTTCATTAAGGTATTGAAAGCATCTTTATGCATATTTCGTAATAAAGATTGTTGGTGTGTGCCTCGTTGTGGACTATTCCAAGCCCCACTCATAAACCCTAAGTTTCCTTTAGGTAGAATATTGGTAAGATAATTCTCTGTGAGTTCATTTAAAATGGCTGAACCAGCTTTTTCATTCCTGTGCGATAAATAATCACTAATTTGGCTAGCGTCTGGTAAAGTGCTTTCTCCGCCTGCTTCTAACTTATTTAAAAACGCATTGCGCCTACCAGAGGGTCCTTGCAATACATCTCTGATAGCATCTTTAGAAATATCATAATCGTCTTTAACTGCTTGCTGAACCAAAGGATCACTCATAGATTCACTTGCAAGAAATTCAGAACCTAAACTTTCGCTGGGAAAATCGATTATTTCAGGGATTTCTTGAGAAAATGCACTGCTAGCGTTTTCGTAATCTTGTAAATATTGTCTTTTTTTCTCTAATGATTCTCTCAACGCCTGCTGTTTACCAGGCATCTCTTGCTTAAGTTGCTCTGCAAGTTTTATTCGATCATTTATTAGATTGGGGTTGTATTTATTCAGTGAATCGTGTGCAAGTTGATGTAATTTTGCTTGATAATTAAGCTCTTGTTCATCCGCCGCAATTCCTTCTCTGATAGATTGAATATTTCTATCATTAGAAAGCAGTTCTCTTACTTTTTGAGTTTGCCCTTTTAATCCTTCAATATAGGGCCTAAATCTTTCATCTACATCTGCATATACCTTATTTGCTAATTCTTTTTCCGCATTTCTGTTGATTTTTAGGCGTTTTAATAAACGATCTTCTACTAAGTTTCTTTCTCTATTTGGTAAAAGATTTCCTTTTTTATCTACCGGATAACGAGAAGGTAATGGAGTATATTCATCTTTTTGAGCTTTGATTAAAGCATCCAATAAATCATGAATTAACTGATTTTGCCAACCTGTTCTTCCTTGCGCTGTCAGAGCCGCTTTATCTCCTTCAGCGGTTGGTTGAATTGTAATATTACGAGGCATCTAAATTCTCCTTACGTCATCTTCATGTATTCAATTGGGTGATGGGCTTTAGGCGGCAACCCTAATCCATTACTATTTTTATGACTGCGAATTTTTTTGACCATGTTTTCAAAGATTTTAGCGCCTTTGTCTGTGCTACCGCCGCCAGCTAACGCCACCGTTAAAGGATCAAACTTAAATTCCTCATTAGCTAAATAAACTGGCATTGGCTTTGAGTCTTTTTTAATAAAATTAGCCACGTTTTTAATCAAATGGTCTGGAGCTTTCTTTTTTATGTGCTTTTCAAGTTCTTTTAAAACTTTAATTCCTGAAGAACTTGAACCGTCTCCCAAATCAGCAGTAGAACTTGCATCAATGATGTAAGAGCCAGAGGGAATCTTGGTCCGAATTTTGTCATCTTGACCGTTTCCGGGGCCATAAATGCCTGTGCTTTTTGTAAAAGAACCTAATTCTTTATGGTTTGCTTTTTTTACCAATCCGCCTTTTCTAAACGTTAATTCGTCTGCCGGTGCTTCTATATAAGGCGGTTCTTCACCTCCATATACATAATTAGGATTGCGGATAAATTTTCTGCCAGGTTGATTTATATCAATTTTGGGTAAATTCATGCCCAATTGATCTTGCATCCGTGCATTGCGTCTTTCTAATTCTTCCGCAAATTTATTTTGTTCTTTCATCCGTTGTTTTTCAGCAAGCATGTTTAGGCCTGTCATTCCCAACATTAAAGTGGTTGGATTAGACGCAATACTTCCTAATGAGCTAAACAATCCAGAACCGCCTGAACTTCCTGCGCCCACTCCTAATGCTTTATTAGCAACTGCTTGGCCCGCTTGACCGGCACTAGATAATCCTGATGCGCTGGTAGACATTAATTGTCCGGCTCGATCATAAACAGGTGCACCTGCACCAAATCCGCCTGAACCTCCTAAAAGGGTTCCCAGAGCATTTTGTCCTCCAAAAAATCCGCTTGTGTAAGGTGTTGCCCCACTTAATCCAGCTGCTTGACCTAATCCTTGTGCTCCATAAGCCAAAGCCCCTGTTTCAAACCCTCTTCCTAAAGATTTCCCCCAACTAGCGCCCGTAACTTTGTGTGCTAAAGCATTTCCTATGCCAGCGCCCATTGGCCCACCTAACATGGCGCCTCCTATGGTTCCAGCAATACGAACGCCTTCAGGACCAAATAATTTTTTAACGCCATGAGTAACCGCTTTAACTGGGTTTGAAACAAAGCGTGAGACCATTTTTCCAATGTTTTTAAAAAAACCAAATTCTAGTAATCCAGTCTCAGAATTTAATGAATATTCTCCATTATTCATTTCAATTAAAAATGCTGCTAAATTTTTTGGCAGCAATACCATCTGCGTATCGCCGTCCTCTCCCATCTCAGCTAACGTGCTTTGAGGGGGTTCTTTTTGTGCAGGTGCTTCTCTAAAAGGCAACGATTGCTCTTTAGATATTTCATAAGCTTCATGAACTTTAGGTGATAATTTCCCATCATCAGATAGATCAGATTTAACAAGCCTGAATATTTCTTGAACTTCAGGATCTTCAATAATCGTGCCTAATTTTGAATATTCTCTATACCCTGTATCATCATCAATAGAAGGACCCCCTTGTAAGTTATCTAATCCTTCACATTCGCCTTTGGTCATATGACACAAAAGCATATCAACGCCGGGAACTTCTGTAGGACTCTCTACTCCGTTATCAATAAATTTCTCTTCCATACATCACCCAAAATATGAATAGGGGTATGAGAATGGCATTCCGCCATATCCTTGATTATTTTGACCACCATAAGGATTCATTGGTTGCTGATACCCTTGATTTGGTTGTTGATAGCTCTGTTTCAAAGCGCCTAACGTGTCATTAAATTGTTGACGTGTTTGGTTGTATTGATTCATTGCTCCTTGAGCTTGCTGCTGCCCTTGGTTATACATGTTTTGCCCATATCCTTGGGCTTGATTCATGTAATTTTGGCCCTGGTTATAAAGGCCCTGACCGTAGTCCTGAGCCTGTTGCTGGTACTGATTGGCCATGTTTTGGCCTTGGTTATATATATTCTGGCCGTAATCCATGCCTTGATTATATAAATCTTGACCATAATCTTGGGCTTGCTGATAAGCATCCTGAGCTTGGCTGCGACCCTGGTTATACATATCTTGGCCCTGGTTGTATAAATCCTGGCCATAGTCCATAACTTGTTGACGACCTTGGTCATACATATCTCGACCTTGGTTATAAAGGCCCTGACCGTAGTCCTGAGCCTGTTGCTGGTATTGATTAAAAAGATCTTTCCCTTGTTTCTTATAAGATTGAGCTTGATCTTTATATTGATTGAAAGCCTCTTTGCCTTGATTAATAAAATCATTAGCTTCTTGGGGAATCATTCCAGATGCTTGTAATGCATTAAGAATGTTACCGCCATGACCGCCTTTATGGTCTTTTCCTAATAAAGCAGGCGCTAAGCCTCCCACAGCTGTGCCCAATGCAGTTCCTATGCCCGGCACTACCGATCCTAACGCTCCACCTAACATGGCTCCAATTTCTGGATTTATTGCGCCGGCAGCTTTTCTACCACCCTTAAGAACCTTTTTTCCTATGCCAAAGGGGTCTAAAACATGCTTAGCGCCTCTGCCTAAGGTTTTGCCTAAGCCACTAAACATTTTTCCTAATGAAAAATACTCTGGTAAACCATCTTTTGGATTTCGTGTTTTGTGACCTGCTAATGCATCTAATAAACGATTTGTGCGAGGGCCAATCATGACAATCTCAGTGTCACCATAGCGCCCATTTTTCTTTAATTTTTCTACATGACCGCCTTCTGCATACCCATCTTCTTTGTGCTCTTTAGCATGCTTCATAATAAGTTTATAAAGATGAGGGTTCTTTAAAATGGCTTCCAAACCAGGATAAGCGCGCTGTTTAGTTTTGCGATGACGCGTAGATTTTCCTTGAAGCTTATCCAATACATTCGCTTCTTCTTTGGACATATGCGCATAATTCATTTTTCTGCGCGCAATCTTTCCACCCGTTGCAAAAGATTGCATATCATTTTGATTATAAGGATTAGGAACCTTCTGCCATGTCGGAACAGACTGAAATGGTGATTTTGTCTCGCTTTGATCCATGCTTTTTCCTTGAGGAAGTGTCATGTTTGGCATTGGATCTTGCTGTTGATCTTGATCTGAATACATAACTAATACTTAAATTATACTGTTTAATTAAGTATACATAATTATTTATGTTTATTCCAATAATACGGGAAAATGCAGCATTTTGGGGATCAAAAAATCATTTGATCAAATATTGGAATGATCGTATGTTGGGATAATCATATGAAATTTTGAAATAATGAAAAAATGATCATTTCCGTACTAAATCAAAAAGGTGGAGTTGGTAAAACTACATTATCCATCCATATAGCGTCTGCTCTAGCATTAATGAATAAATCTGTTTTGCTTATTGATGCAGATACCCAAAGAAGCGCCCTAGATTGGGCAGCAACCCGTCAAAAAGACGCCTTGTTTAATGTGGCAGGAATCTCTTCGGCCAGCATTCACCGAGAAGTAAGGCTTTTTAGACCTCGTTATGATTTTATTATTATTGACGGACCGCCCCGTATTCATGACGTGGCAAGAGCTATTATTGCAACGAGCGACCTTATCCTTATCCCCGCTCAACCCTCCCCTTATGATATTTGGGCAGCTGATGAAATTGTAAAACTTATCAAGGAAGTAAAAGAAACGTTGCAAGATTTAAAAAAAATAGATGCGGCTTTTGTAATTAATAGGAAAATTAAAAATACTGTTATTTCGCGTGAAGTTTCAGAAGCGCTTAGCAATTATGATTTGCCTGTTTTAACATCAACCCTTCATCAGCGTGTTACGTTTGCCGAAACTGCCGCGCAAGGATCAAGTGCTGTAGAAGAAGAACCGACCTCTCCTGCTGCACAAGAAATTAATGCTCTAATCACAGAAATTTTAAATAGGGTTTAAAATGGCAAAAAAAATTGGATTAACATTACGACCATCTTCACCTGGTGCAGAATCTCAAAAAGAACAAGAAACAGAACAAAAAATAGACGCATGGATAAAAGGAAGTCCTAATAAAAGACTTAATGTAGAAATCCCAAGTTCTCTTCATGATCAGCTTAAAATATTAAGCATTAAAAAAGGTATTTTGCTTAAAGATCTTGTAATAGAAACCCTAGTGGAAAAGATCAAATGATCATAGTTTCATAATATCAAATGAAACTATGATCATATGTTGGTTGTCTCAATTAAGGCAATGCTTGAATAATTTGGTAAAAATAGGTAGCCCACTGACGCCAATCCTTATCTTCTGGGTATTGAATTTCGGATGGAATAGGAATGCCTACTATTTGTGGATTAAGTAAAATAACATGGCGTGCCCACTGACGCCAATCTTTTTCTCCGTTAGAAATGGGAATCCTCATTGTGGTTAAATCGTTTCGTATATGATTTGACCAATTCTCAAATGGTAAATTAACGGGATTAGTGAGATTCGGCATAATTCGGCAAGATTCGGCAAAGTCCGGCAAGATTCGGCAAAGTCCGGCAACGTCCCATATTATGGATTAACATCGCCAACCTCCCAATCATATAGGGTTTTTCCACCTTGAAAAAATCCACCTATTTCATTGTTTTCAAATCTTAAAGCCACAAGACGACCTTGACTTGCTGTATCAACGTAACGGGTGTTTCTATCAAAAGTGTAGGGACCATCAACTAAAATATTGCCATTGTAATAATCAGCGGCCCACATCATGTTCAAAATAGAAAACTGCATGCTTCCAATAAGAGAAATATCTGGCTCTAGGCGGCGACTGCGCGTTAGGCGATTTTGCCCTCCTTGATTAGAAAATATGTCCATAATGTGGTGTGTATAGTGACTAGGAATAGAATAAGAATTGTTACCAATGACTTTGTCATAACCTGTCTCATGCTCCCACAACAAATAATAATCCTGAGGACCACGGCGTGTTTGCAACGTAGTGATTTCTGAATCTGCTAATAAAGGTTTTGGGAAAAGATTGGTTTGAATACCAGCAGAGCGACCATTACGTGAATCATACCAAAATTTGCCTACAGGATTATAAGCAATAAATGCACCATTTTCAGTACCGTCCTTAAGGGTAAAATACCATCTAATTTCGTCATATCTTGGAATAACAATACCAAATATTTTATTTCTGTATTGAAGGTTTACATTGTCAAAAAACCAATCTCGATTCATTGTGTTTGGTATAGGCTGAACCACACCATCGTACATATAAAATTGATCAATACCTATCCAAAAGTACGTTTGTTTGTAACTAACTACACAACTGTTTGAGATGATAGAGATATTGCTTTCAATAATGGTTGAAGCGAACACATAAGTAACCACACCATCAGTAACAACAGGTGTATAAGTAATTCTTCCAAGATTATTAAGAGACCAAAAAAGACCCGTTGGAACGCTCGCGCCAATAATTGGGGTAATGTAGACAATTTTTGTATTGGCAATTGTGTTTTGAAGGGGTGCATTAGAAGTATCGTGCCAGGTATTTAGAGAATCAGTTGCGTTTGGGTCAGTCCATTGAATTTTACCGTCATTACCATATGCCACTAAAATGGGAGATAAGAACGCAATGCCGCCACTACATTGGATTGGTCCTAAGACGGAATCGGTAATTGGAACTAAAGGCGTATCTGTATTAATGGGCCCATAATAAATAGGTCCTTCGATACTGTTATTAATAGAAGATGCATTAGGGCAAACTTGCGCTAAAATTTGTGAAACGGGATAATCATCGCTTGCACTGGTAAAAAGATCAAAACTCCAAGAATTTTCTGGGTTTGCCACAAATGTCGTTGGAGTTCTTTCAACTTCATCCACATTTTGAATATCAACGTTATCATCTACGGGTAAACTTATGTAACTTAAGCTATTGGCTCTGCCTAGATACACATCCACATTAATATCTCTGGCCACCGCAAACATATTTCTGATAATTTCATTGGTGCCATAATTTACAGCTTTGTATCCGCCCATTTTTCGAGGTTTATTATTATAAAATCGTGTGTTTTGCCCATCGATAAAATTTTCTGAATCATAAACGGTTCCATCCCTTTGGATGCCGGGTAAACTTTGAAGAGGAACAACTTGATAGTTATTCATAATCTAAGCCCACGTTGGAAGGCCGGCAGCAAGGGTTAAAACTTGTCCATCTGTGCCAACAGGAAGTGTTACCCAAGCCCCTGCATTATAATAAAGAATATCTCCGTTTGCAGGCGTTGCTGTTCTTTGCCATGCGGTGCCATCGTAGTAAAGAATACTGCCTGCAAGAGGAGTGGTTATTGATACCCAGTTTGTGCCGTTGAAATAAAGCAAATCACCGGCGGCTGCCGCAGCGGTATTTTGCCATGCCGTACCGTTGTAATAAGTCATGCTGCTTGCGACAGGGGTAGCTGATGTTTGCCAAAGAGTACCATCATAGTATGCAAGACCACCTGCGTTAGCGGCTGCTGTATTTACCCAGTTTGTGCCGTTGAAATACGCAAAACTTCCAGCATTAGGAGCTCCTGTAAAAGTCCAATCTGTGCCATTGTAATAAGATAGTGCATTAGCACCAGGCGCTGCTGTAGCAGCCCACCCAGCGGGCTTATAATAGAGAAAACTTCCATTATTGGGATTAGGAGTCAGTATCCAATCTGTTCCATTATACGCGATCATGTTTCCATCAGCAGCTGGGTTAGGTAATAATGCGTTTAAAGTGAGTCCACGTGGGTCAAATACTACCGTTCCATCATTGTTAATTTGGATATGATGAACTCCATTAACACCTATTCGACCGTAAGTAGGGTAAGCTTCAAAAAAAAGATTGTTTCCGTTGGCTGGGCTATAGATTGACAGTAAAGTTCTTGTTGTGGCGCCTGCGTTGGTTAACCGCATTCTGGCAGTTGTGGCGCCGGCATCTGCGGTATAGTACAAACTAACACCTGCATTTCCTGAATCTTCAACGTCTGATTGCCCAAGAATTGCATATTTTGTAGGGTCAGAATTGTTAAAAAACTTTAAAAGGCTAGTGGTAGCCGTTGCACCAAAAAACTGGAAAGTAGATGGAAAAGTGCTAGTAGTAACAAGCGAACACCCATTAGCTGTTGCAGAAAAAGTATTTGCATAGGTGCCTCCTTGGGTTTCCAACACCATAGAAGCAGTGTTTGTGCCTGGTATTAGATTAAAATTACACGTCAAGCCACCTAAAATAGGACTTAAGACTGCGCCTAAGTTTGTCATGCCAACATCTAATTCATTTCCTTCCGGAGTTATCAAATAAAGCGCCGTACTTGTGGTTCCATTAGTAGCTAAAGCAGCTATTTCAGTTGTGCTATAAAAACTTAAGTAGGTGCCATCTGCTCCAAGACCCATATTTGGATAATTTATAAAGCTATAAGATGGGTATGTTGTATCGCCAGCATTAATCAACAAAGAAGGTTGAGTAGCGGTTGTTCCAGAAAACGTGGCTATCTCCACTCCATGTGAAGCAACCGTTGGGTTGTAAGTGGAGGGCAAGAACAATCCTGAGCTTGAGTCTGATTGAAAAGCTAAAGAAGGGTTGTTAACAGTTCCATCTTCTAAAAGTAGCGTTGCAATGTCGTAACTTGTAGGCACCACAAACAACCGCACTTCACTAACCAGCGGATCATTTGCTAAATAAGCAATGATTTTGGTGCCCATTGGTACTTCTATGGGGCTACCTATAGGAACTGCTGGAGATCCAGCGCTTATATAGATTTTTGAGCCATTAAGGGTGGAGCAAAAGTTAGCGATATACCAATTGCCGTCGGTATTTCCATAATAAATCGTTATATCCCCAGATATAGTAGAGGCTGAGAAGAATTGATGAATAAAGTTGTTTAACTGGTTGGCACTTAGGGTGACTTCTCCCCCTGTTGCTTGAGCGTTTAAAGAAATGTTTACAACACTATCAATAAAAGATGTGCTTGATCCAAGGCCTAAACTCCACCATTTTGTTGTATCAGTTTCATCATTGATTAAAGTAACGCTCTGCGTTGTTGCTAAAGAAAAATTCGTGATGTTATTAACGGTACCTACAAAATTAACATTGCCTGTCCCTATATTGTTAAAAGAAACTGTAAAACCACCTCTAAACTGATCAAGAGTAATAGTGCGTTCAGCAGCACTATTAATAATGAAAATTTTAGATTGATCATCTTCGGTAATAGCATAATCGGTCGTAATGATTTCAGGAGGAATTACGGTGTCTAATTTTGCAGCTACTGCTTCTAATCCATGACCAGCTAATGCAGCAGCGGTTGCCTGTGAAGTGCCTGCACCCTGCTCTATTATGGCCCATTCACCGCCTGTATCATTGGCATATGCAATTAATTGAAACCACCAGGTAGTGCCCGCATCAATTGTTTGTAATAGATTTGCGTCGTTATCAAAAACACTAAAAGTTTCAGTAGATGCATCAACATTTCGTATGTAGATATTCATGCCCAAACTAACTTCATTAGCGTTGGGTAAGCTAATGTTGCAATTTGCAGCTGTTACGGTAAAATTATTCGCGGCCGCACAAATTTCTTCAGCTGTTGTATAAGGGGTTGGCCAAAACAAATCAATATGTTGATCTTCGGTATCTAGCGTATAACTTGCTGAACTTACGTAAGCTGTTTGAACGGCTCCATAATTAATCGATTGAACGGTCATAAAACTCCTTAATGATTATTAGTAGTAAAGCCCACATAAATACGCTCTTTATCTTCGTTGCTTACTTCTTGCATTGCTGTTTGGTAATATTCTTTCCAAACCCCTATACGTTCATCGTCTTTTAAATAAGACGCCGTCTCAAATAAACACGCATAAGTAAGCACTTGTGGAATGGTTGCCGTTAAAATGTTGGTACCTGTGGTTTCATCTAAAAGAGGAGGAATTGCATAATAGGCAAATTCATAAGGATAATTCTGATCAGGCGTTGGCACGATTTTGATAGAATTAAAATCGTAGTCAGCAAAATACTTAGGCTCTCCCACTTCATTTGAGTTGGGCCAATACATATCGCAGTACTCATTTGTGCGAAACTGAAGAATAACTTTGCCGGTATCGGTTAAAATATTGAAATAATTGCTTTGCAGCCAATTCCCAGGTTTTGAAAACACCTCAACACCAGCCGTTAACTCACCTGTTACAAACTGTTTAATGTTGAGGATTTTAAGGTCTTTACAAACCCGTTGCTGACCAAAAAGAATGAATAAAGGAATACTACTGATAAAACGCGCATCCTGCCGTTCTACGTACTTTTTTATTTCATCGGTTAGGGTTTCGTAGGTGAGAACAAAGGCCATCTTCGTTCTCTAAATTAAATAATAAGTTACATATAAAACGCCAAAACCTCTGGGAGTGGTGGCAGGATCATTTGCGCCACTGTTCTGACATCGTTGTCCGCATCCAAATCCTCCATCTGTAAATGGTCTTCCCTTAGGAGATCCGGCTGTAGTTGCAATACCATTGTAAGAATCAAAAGACCCTTGACTACCAGCACTACCAGCACTTCCAGATAAAGTAGCCCAGACTCCATAAGTACTATCCACAACGGAAGGAGTGCCATTAATAGTTCCTCCGGATCCTCCGGAACTACCTGAAGCATCTCCACCTTGGTTTCCATTGTAAACTTTACATAAAATTGCACTGTCTACGGTTATTTGAGCGTAACCTGTTCCAGCTGCGGTATTTAGGCTAAATACTAATTGTTTTCCTGCAATTAAAGGAATTTTATTGCAAGATGCACTATTCCCTCCTGAACCAGACCCGCCGCCATAGTAATTACCTCCATTTATATCCTGGTTTGAGCCTGCCGTTCCGCCTGCTCCAATAATAAGAATATCGATAGCTACACAATTTGTTGGTAGCGTTATCGTTTGTGCGGTTGTGTATTGAATTGTGTATGTGGTTATCCCAGATGATCCAGTATAAGCAGTAGTTTGGGTTGTTCCATCTGGGAACCTTAATGTCCCAGGAAGTCTAAAATCAGATGGAAGGCTAAGCGTTGTTGTTCCATTATTTGTGCCATCAAATATCGTGCTGGCTGTAATTTGATTTGCGGTTCCATTAATTATAGTGATAGCACTTCCGCTAGCGCAGGCAGTCATTCTTCCAAATCCATCTACAGTAGTAGTGGAATGCCAATAAGTACCTGCCGTAACACCAGTTGCTGGCATTTGAACATTAATGTTTCCAGATGTGGTAACAGGAGACCCACTTACAGTTAAAGAGCCGTTTGTAGAGCTTAAACCAACAGAGGTAACCGTACCATTTCCACCACTTCCACTAGATGCTCCTATGACCCGACCATAATCATCAAGAGTAAGCTGAGGATTCATGTAGGTTCCAGCCACTCCAAAAGCTGGAAGATTTACATCTATTACGCCTGAAGAAGTAACAGGATTAGTGCCGCCAATTGTTAATGTGCTTGCCGAAGACTCTAGGCCAACTGAAGTAACTGTACCTTCACCGGCTGCTCCTACAGCAACTCCATAATTTACAACAAGACGATTGTTTCCGGCATCTGCAGTGACCGAACAACTTGCAGCACCTGAGCCTGTAAAATGAAGCTCTGGATATGCACCAACTGAGCCGCCTCCGTTAGCGCTTCCTTTTACTAATTGAACGGTACGTTGTGCAAGAACCCCAAGGGTCGGAGGTCCGTCTAAACCATCCTGATTATTGATATAAAGGGTTCCATCTGTTTGAAGAGAAGTCGTTGTAAAAGTGGTGGTAAGAGCATTGTAAACAGCAATTCCAGAACTATTTAACTGAACAATTGAATCCAATCCTAAAGATGGAGAAATCAATACATTTCCAGATGCTCCTCCTGATTGAATCTCTAATCCAGGTGTAGCCGTTAAAACTTGCCCATTTGGCAAATCTATAGGTTCACTAGCTAATAATACATACGAAGAAGTAGACGGAGCGTTTGCCATTTTAACAAAATAAAAAAACCATATATACTATAATAAATGATTTTTTATACTTAGTCTTTATTTACGTATACTTAATAACCCTCAATAATGAGAATTCCATTATCGCTAGAACCAGTTCCGGTTATAGTAGCGCCAGTTTCACTTAATACGGTGACTGCCGTAACGGGCGCTCCTGTAGTAGAGCCGGGCGTTAAAATAACAGGTTCTGCCTCAAATGCTACAGGAAACGTAAAAGAAGCATTCCCCATTAGATCTATTAATTGGATCATGACTTTTTTATAGCCACTTCCCTGGCAGGGCATAATCCACTCAATGGTTCCGCTTATACCGCCATTAACGGTTGTTCTAGGTGCACTTGTGTTTAGTGCTTGAGCAAATTGTTGAGTATTTCCAAAAACTGACATGATTAACTTTCCCTTGACAGCAAATTTTTTGTGCGTTACAAGAAAAAGACCTTCGTAGGGTGACTTTTTCTTGTTTAGTTAGTGAGAAAAAACGTAAGGGATTTCGTAAGGCAAGCAGAAATCCCTTATTTTTTTAAGCCTGAACAACCGTAAAGTAACGATCTGTCCAGTTATACGTAGTCGCCGCTAATCCAGTTACTTGAACTAGTGCGTTTGTTCCACTTACAGTGATATCGAAAGTACCTGTGGTGCTTGCGTTAACAATTGGAAGTGATGTGCCAACAATTGTTAATGTGCCTGAATCGTTTCTAACAGTTGCCTGTACAGAACCACCAGTTACATCAGAAAAATCTGCACTTGCGCCAGTAATATATGCGCTGATATTAACCGCGCTATCGCTAGCTATAGCAATTGTAGAAATTGTTGTAGGTGTTGCATCTGTTGTCTGCACTGTATCGCTTGGTTCAGAACCACCGTAGTTTGCATCACCATATGCTTTTGTGACAACGTCCTGAGCCGCTACTGGATCTGCTACGTTTGAAAGAATAGTTGCACCACCATTGAAAGAGCCAGCTCCTCCAAGAGTAACGGCTCCATTTAGTGTTAAACCGTCGGCAAAAGTTTGGTTATTTTTAATTACTGACATTTTATTTTCTCCTTAAATTTGATGACCTGCTGTTGCTAATGAGTAATAACCCACCCATTGAATGGTTGTTGCGGCAAGTCCAGTCACTTGAATTTCGACATCAGTGCCGTTTATGACGACATCAAGGTCTAAACCCGAATCTGTCTCCCCTCCACTAATCCAAGGATCAGTTGTAAAAGAGACAGTACCTCCTTGGTTATTGGCAATAACGGTAAAGTTATAACCAATACTTTTTGAAGGGGCGGCTGAACCACCAGAACCTGCTAAAAATCCTGAAATAAACACACTTTGATCTGTGGGAATTGCAATTGTCCCCGCAGCCACTGGAGTGGCATCTGTTGTATCAATATCTATCGATACAACCGGTAAACTTGCTCCATCAGCCACGGCTGTTAAACGGCCATATGCATCAACTGTAAGGTTGGCACTTGTATAGCTGCCTGCGGTTACACCAGTTGCTGGAAGATCAGCTTGAATGTTTCCGCTTGTTGTAATGGGTGTGTTGGCAATTGTTAGGGTGCTATTAGGTGAAACAAGTCCAACTGATGTGACGGTACCTGTACCAGCAATAGGGGAGTTATAATTGACAAGAATTCGATTGTTTGCAGGATCAGCACTCACAGAACAAGCAGAACCGCCAGTTCCTGTAAAATGAAGCTCTGGATATGCACCAACTGAAGTTCCAGCATTAGCGCTTGCTTTAATTAATTGTACTGTCGTTTGTGGAACAACCCCAAATAAAGGATCTCCACCAGAACCTACCGGATTGTTAACATAGATAGAGCTATCATGTAACAAAACCACAGGCACTAATTGCTTATTGGTGGCATTAAACACCAACAATCCTGATGTGGCTAAATTTTGCAAAGACGACAAAGCGCCCGTTGATGTAATCGTTGCCGTTCCTCCAGAACCACCAGAGTTTAATTGGATACCGTTTGTTGCGGTTAGGCGCTGACTGTTAGGTAGCGCACTATCTGATGACATTAAAAGGTAACTTGAGGTAGAAGGTGCATCAGCCATAAAAGGTCTCCTTAATGATAAACAATGCTTAAATTTAAAAAGTTATTTGCTACTAACGGTCCGCTTGTTTCATTTTGTTCTAACCTTGGAATATCCAAAGGTTCTGAAACATTTCCCTCAATTTGCATTCCTAAAGAAAACCCACCGGTCGTTCTGTTATTTGCGTAAAATTCAGTCAAAATATTCGGTATGTATACTATAATACTACCAAGTAAAGACCCAGTAAAACTAATTGTGTCATTATCTAGTTGTTCTTCAGTTAAAAGAATAGATCCAGACATTCCTTCCAAATCAATAGTGACTGATGTGGATTGCGCGTCATAAACAATAGGGTCTGGACGAGCATGATCTAGAGGAACAGGATCCAGCTTAATAATGGGAATTAAGTTTTGAGGATTGGGAACATCTTGATATTTTGGATTAACATAAAAACCAGTCCAGTAAAGCCCCATGCCTGCATATTCATACTGCTTGACCATTTTGGCATGCTGAACCATTAAACCGCTGTAATCACACACGCCAAGCCCTCTAGGCTTAGAACGCATTTGACGGGTGTATTTTCCTTTAGCGCCGATTCTCATGGTCTTAACCACGCAAAATCAGGGTTAATTGAAAGAGGGGAATTCGATTGGTTGGTAACAGCTGCTTGCTGATACGCTTCGTCGCGTCTTTTTTCCAGTTGCATAACCTTATCTAATGAAACATTAAAGAAGGGTTTTTCACTCAATCTAAACACTACGTCAGCTACCAATGCATCTAAAAATCTGCGCGGAACATCAAACTGCTCAAACAGATACACAACATCTTGAGGGTAGAAATACCCTGTATAAAGAAGAGCGGTGTATTGAATATTTGATTGAGAACCAGGAACTGGCCACAACGTAATCGTTGGGTTAATTTGCTGATTAAAGAAATACGACGTAGAAACATAGTTAGCTATTTGTTTATTAGCAAGTTGCATCCACTGAGTATAGGAAAGTGACCCTAAAGCTCGATCGCCTTGGCCCTGAGACTGAGGCTGAGAAAAGTATAACTGCTCAATTTCTAATGTGGCGCCTGATGTTTCTAGAATACGCCAATAACGCGCATTCAACGAATTTGTTAAAACAATCCATCCCACTTGATTTTGGTTGTAATTAATCAATTCAGGGGAATTAAGCGTAATCCATTGTGTTCCATCAAAAGAATACTGAACCGCTATTTTATAGACAGAACTATTGTTTAAGGGCTGAATACCTACATAAGTAATTGAGTATTCATTTTCAGTGCCGTAGTCATAACCGATATACCCATTAGCATCCGCTAAAGTACATCCGCCTGTAACATTAGGATCAAAGACATTGGCTGCCGATCCACTAGCAACTGTTGAAGAAATTGCACTACCGCCTGTGTTTAATCGTTGAGGTTGAATAGCGATAACATCAACAATGTTTGTTAAAGTAGCGGGCAATTGATAAGTGGCTTGACCATTATAAAGACTTACCATTTGTCGTTTGCGCATCCAGGGAGTGGGAATGTTTCCCATCCAGGCGCTTAAGGTAAGGTTTGAAGAAAAAATCGCTTCTTCTGCATAAGCTTGAGAGATTCTGTTTGCTTCTATGCCTATGCGAGCAAAGATTTCCCGAACAAATTTATCAATTTGAGTGGTGATACCAAAAGTGTTTGAATTGCTTGTTGCCATTCACTATCTAGACCTTCCTGAGCCTCGATGATGAAAACTCTTAAGAGTGGCCGCCAGATGTGCTTGACGTGCAATTTTAGGATTGGAGCTATGTTCCGCTTTTTTAAGCATTTTTGGGGGAATTTTTTGCCCCTGTGGGACGCCTAATGCTTTATGAAGTGCTCCAGGATGTTTAATTGCACCTTGAATCCATTTTTCTTTTGCCATTACTTAATTCCCTGTTGCAAGAACGTGAAAATCAAAGAATTGGCAGTAAGAGGATCTGTTTCTTCAACAGAAAGCCATAAAGATGCAATGGGAAAGTTTAATTGAGTAATTTGACTGGTAGTAGCACCTGTCATACCAGCTACCACAGGAAATGCAGGAATTTCTCCTCCAATAAAGGGGGATAGATTTCCAGCATTAGCGCTTGGATAAGAAGGTTTATTTAAGCTTTGGTAAGCACTGTACTCAATACTAGAAGTGCCAAGAACCTGAACTGAACAAGATGCATACCATGCACGACGGTCATAATCAGGAAAGACATATGTTGTTATTCCAGTAAAACCTAAACCAGCACTAACGTTTGTAACAGCACCATCGGTTGAAATGCTATCTACTCTTTTAAAAATAACAGTTGTTTCTACATTGTCATTGTTGGGTCCAGTAACCGTGTCTGAGATCGGTTGATTCAAAGAGCCAGTAGGATTTCCATCACCATCAACAGCAGAACCTAATCCAGTAACTGTAAAATTAACCCCTGATAAATCATCGGGGCTGGTGATAAGCAAAGTGCGCGCCACATTATTAGGATTAGCGCCACCCATATAATATGGGCCCTTAGGCATCGTTTGAGGTGCCACAGGATAGGCTAATGCATTTTGAGGTCCCACATTTGTCGTAATAGTTAAATTACCGGCTCCCCCTAAATCTTGCAGGGGAGCGATAACATCATTATTTCCGACAGCGGGCTGCCATAAAATTATGGTTGCTAAACTCATTATGCAGGTGTCCCTGTATAATATTGTTTTATACCAACCTGATCATCAATCGTAATTGAGCTACGTGTTTGAAGATCTGTGCTTGAAGAACCGCCAGCTGGTAACTGAGCATCAGCTTGCTGATCAACAAAGGCATCAAACCCATCAACAAACGCACCAAAATGCAACTGTTTTAATCCATTAGCCGGTGTAGAGGGCTCATAAGTACCTCGAACATCACCTGTATAAGCGGTAGCTGTTCTTTCATCTGCTGGAGTAAATACACCTAATGGCGTAGCAAAATCAGCTTTTGCCATATTGTTAGGGAAGATAATCCAGTTAAATGTAGAAGTATCTAAGTTAGCTAAAACGTTTGCGTTAGTTTTTGATTGAACAGTAAAGCTTGTACCTGCCACAATCGCTGTGACATCTAGCCAAGTTCCTTGAGTACCGTCTGGTGTATTGTAGCACATCAAAATAACACTATTTGCTGCAACACCCGCAGTTGTGATGGTTGCGGTTCCAGCAGCAAGCGTACCTGTTCCTTGAGTCAGGCCTTGAACATTTGAAAGAATTGTCCAATTAACGGTAGACGTGTCTAGTGCACTTGATGAATTAATAACAAAACCAACAGGACCCAAATCAGGATCTGCATTAATGGTTGTAGTCGGAACTGAAAGAACACCTGGGGTTCCAGCAATTGTTGCATAGCTTACCAATATTACACTTGTAGCTGTAATATCTTTTGTGCTTACAAATACTGATCCAGCTGTCATGTTAGCACTTGTACCGCTTACCCAATCTTGAGGCATCGCAGCCCATGCAACTGTAGATGTTTCAGTCGCTTCTTGTGAATCTACGGTAAAGCTAATCTGAGGATTAATTCTGCTAATAGACCATGGTCCATGAGCCGTACCAAAAGTACTTACATTAGTGTGAATAATGCTATTAGCGCTCACATTAGTAGATGCAACAGTTAAAACACCACCAATCATTGTTCTTACGCCAGCAATTCCACCCTTATTGGTAGTGTCACCAGAAACATAAGGAGGGTTAATAATTACCCAATTTACATATGAATCATCAGCTGCTTCAGAAGAGGTAATTATAAAAAAAGTATTGTCAGTAATGTTTCCTGTACCGGTCGATAAAATACCCTGAGTTCCCACTACATTTGTGCAAGAAACTTGAATATTGCTTCCTTTAGTAACCGCTTCCGTGTTAACTGTTACCGTACCGTTATTTAATAGGGCAAAGCCTCCATAAGGAGCGGAGGTTGGATCTTCTTCAGAAGTAGACATATCAGATGCATCACCCCAATTGATGAAAGAGATATCACCAACGGAATTTAGTTTGTAGGGCAATCCAAATGTATCCGTTGTTTGCAGCTGAATAGTAGCAGCACCGCTTGCTCCATTAGAATAAACGCCAGTGATCGTATAAAAAGCTTTTAAGAAGCTGTAATCACCTTGAGCGTTAGCTACAATAGATGCTTGCAATGGAACACCATAGTAATCCGTTCCAAATACTGTAAACGTAACGTTGGCACCAATGTTGTTTGTCAAAACAGACAACTGAGGAACACGTGGCCAATCGCACTGAACAATAACGTTTCCGTTACCGCCAATTGCAGAAGATGTCACATATCCATCAGCTGATAGAGTCAAATACCCTGCTCCTGTAACTGTAACAGGCGCGCTATAGCCGACAATGTTTCCAGCACCACTTGGTCCTCTAGGGATAATGTTATATGTCCCTATTGATGATAAAAGAAGTCCTTGTCCCCACTGTTGATAAGAATAGGGAGTAAGACGAGAGTTTGGACCTGTTCCAGATACAATGGTACGTGTAAGCACAGGGCCTACACGTACACCATCATCAAATTCCGTGCCCAAAGGAAAATTTGAATTTGTTAAATATGCATTAAATGCCATTTTAATTTCTCCTTATTGAGCAGATGAACCTTGAACACCAAACACAGCGCGCCAGTTAGAACATCCAAAACTGTAACGTTCAACCGCCCGGATTGTGGTGTTGTCCGTTAAGGGGTCCATAATAAAGTCTATATCCAGGTTACTTCTTTGATACATTTTAAACCCTTGAGTTTCTGATGTAGTGATAAACCAGTTATAGGGATTGGTCAGGAATGGGTTGACAATCATGCCACCTGGTAAATACTTACCATGAGAAATCGCATTGATGTCGTTGTTACCAGTTCCTGTTCTAAACGCAGAATTTAAAATGCGACTTGCTTGGAATTGCAAACGAGAAGGCACTAATAATGACTGCGGGTCCAGGTTGATGTTCAAACCAGCTTGGTTTAACCACTGTTTAATAATGGTAATCGCTTCTTCAATTGCTGATTCTGTTAAGCCAACCTGGTTATCAAATGTGTTAGCCAATGTACCTGTAGCAATAGGCTGCTCTGTAGAACACAAAGGTTGTCCATTTGAAACTTGAGATTGTTGATTGAATGCATTGTTAAATTGATACATTGCATTTATATTGCGCAAAGTCGATAAAGAGTTGCGTAATTGAAGGGCAATCTGTGGGAATTCGGACTCATAAAGGTTATCTTCTATCATCCCTCTTGACAATTGTACCCCTATGCCGTAAAATTGATGAAAATAACTAGTTGTGTATGCTTGTTGAACATTTCCCATCGCCACAGAAGCACCGTCCTGCTTTAATTTTCCAAGTCCCAAGCCTTCCATTTCGACTTCATACTCAACCGCTTTATCGGATTTAAGTATTTTGTAAACAGATTTAAAAAGTTCCGGATATGTATTCCAGTCTCCAAAAACTGCTGCTAATCCGGGCCTCAGCTCGGAAGGTATATTACTGCGAGTAACTAATGCCATTTATATATCTCCTCTATACTAGAGTTCTCATTACTCGGAAGTAATGGTTGTTAATTAATACTTGAACGTTGTTATATAGTTGGCCCGAAACGTTTCTCGAATCAGTGCTCAAAGAGTCGATATAACAATTAAACAAAAATGCGTATGTAGAAGGTGTGTTCGCCACAATTGCTGGGACTGCATCAACAACACCGGTTGTGCGCGTTGCACTATCAATGTTAATGCTGACGTAAGACTGACCAGTGTTTGTGTTTCCAGCTACAATGCCGCTACCTGGAGATGTTTCTTGGTACGTTACATAAGCGTATTTTCCACAAGAATCCTGTGTAGCTCCCACATTTCCAGTTACCTGGGCGTTATAAAGAACAGTTGGATCAATAATGACATCAGCAACAGCTGGTGCATCTCCGAGTGTTAATGTATTAGCTGGCCAAAATGGACGACCAGGACTTGCTGGATCCACCGGACTTACAGCCGTTGGCACTATATATTGACATCCGTTAAAAATTCCAATTGCTGGTGAATCTGCATAATTTGCAATTGTTTGAGCTGTGATAGGCGCAGTTGCTATATCAAAAAGATTTCTAAGATATCCATTTGCATCTATGTAGACGAGATCGCCTTTAAAAATGTTTTGACCGTATCCAGACTCAATTAAGTAAGTAGCCATTTGGCCATTCCATGAGGAATTGCTCTGCGTTTCAATCGCCTGTAATCCCCACGGTTTATTTTGCCCATAAGACATAATAATTCCCTCAAAAAATAATAAGTTAAGTTGTGTGTTTTCAAGGATTGAACGCCAGGATGGCGCTGCAGCTTACATACCTTTTTGTAAGCTGGAGGACATATAAAAAAAGATACAAGGCTAATGCCAGGATATTTAAATACTAATGTCCATAATATTTAAATATTTAGTCAACAGACCACAAATATTACTTAACTAATATTATAAGTATACTTATTTTTACTTGTCAACATTAATTACGTCCATGTCGCCAAAATTGTCCTAATGGTCCTCGGTAAGATTTATCTTCCAAGATCATGTGCTTAGACATTTCTTCATGGCGTCTGTTATTTTTTAAGAATTCTTCGTTTTCTGCATCATCTAGATATTTCGGGCGTTTCATGAGGATTTGTCCGCCTTTGCGAACATAGTCATTGTTAAAATCTTCACGCTTTCCAAAAAGATCTGTGACATAACGCTGCGATAATTCTGGGTGTTCGCTTTTTTTAACCGGTTCATATCCACGCTCACATGCATTATCTACAGACTCTTGCCAAGGCATATTGGCGGTCATATAAGGCACAAAAGCATATACATGATCAGGATCGCTCTCACGTACAGATTTAGGCACATTAAATCGACTGCCTTGAAAAAAACTAATAGATTGACGTTTTTCTGCGTCTCTTTCGCTTCCTTTTTTAGGAAGAGGCCTAGTTGGACGCTTAAAAGTTATAGATTCAAAGGCAGCTTGATCATTAGCAGCTGTATTGGTGTTTTCACTCATTTTTTTATCCCTTCCTACATTCTCACACTAAATCTTGGGTCGTGACCTTGACGGCTATAAAACGCTTTTTTCTCCGCATATTTCTTAATTGCTTCTTCGCTTGATAAAAAGCTGCCGTTACCACTTGGGTGAGGAATTTGCAGATTGCGCGCAATCCTGTATTCCGCAGGAGTCAATGTCATGACAGGTTTAGAATTTGATGATTTAACAGCGTACTGGTCGGCCATTGATGCCCCAGCTCTATTAACGCCGCCTACTTTAGACGCAGGACGTGATTGTTGTTGCATAGCAGGTTCCTCTGTATCTTGGGGGGATGTTTGGTTTAAGCCATATTGAGCGTTCATGTATTTTTCTAAGGATTCATAATAAGCATCGGTTCCAATCAAATCGGATTGGTTGTTAAACTTAAGACGCTTATTAAGATCACGAGCCGCTTCATTTATTTCAGTCCACAACTCTTGATCAAATGAAGAAGAATTCTGATCAGCCCAAGGATTTCTTTCTAAGAAATTAAGGGTTGCCTCTGGAATATCTTCAACTTGAGTAGAATGTGGTTGAGCATAAGGAGATTGTTGATACTCTTGATCTTCAAAATCTGTATCTACAGATTCCGTGTAAGCAGGAGCAGCTTGTTGCTGTTGATATTGATTTTTGTATAAACCAAACGTTGCCTGTTCGCTCTTTACGCGCGCTAATTCTTGTTGAAGGTGAATTTCTTTATCAATGTCACCATCTTCTTTAGCAGCCCTTAATTGATGAACAATTCCCTGTTCTTGAGCGCTAAGACTAGAATTATACAGTTTTTCATTAATTGAATTTTTTGACTGTAATTCTTTTTCACGTAACGCTAAGATTCTTTCTTTTTCAGCCAACTGAGCTTGAAGCGCTTTATTAGAGTTTGTCAGGTTACTAATACGTTCTTTAAAAGGATTCTTGTTCTTTTGACGCTGTTTATCAAGATTCTGTTTATAGGTTAACCCTTCTTCTGTTTTATTGCTTAAAGCAGCAACTTTTGCGTTTTCAGGGTCATTGCGAGGATCATTTTCAGGAGTGGCTGCTTGTGCACTTCCATCGTCATCGATTTCTACAGAAACGTTTTCACCAGACTCTACAGCGGGTTCGTTAAAACTTAAGAGGTTTTCTGACTCATTCATATTTGCCAGCCTTTCCTTGAGTTAATAAATAGTTCAAATCGTCAGGATTAACGGCGGCCAATATGCGATCGTCGTTAATGATGTAACAGTTAAGATTTGGGATATAGCAGTCTTCGCGTTCGTATTTGGAATACCAAACCCATGTTCCTACAGGCACCTGATACGCTTCACCAATCTGAGTAAATGCTAAAGGCCCATGCTTTAAGACAAGACCTATGTTAAAAGCCGCCATTTCGCGTTCTAACACTGAATCTGGAATGGTTAAGCCACCCGGATTTACAATGCGCTTTGGGCTTCTGATTAAAACACGAAATGCTTTGATTTCTGGATCTACGCCAATTTGTTCTCGACAAAAACTTTTTTCTTTATCCATGAACAGAATCTCCATCCGCAGATACGCCCTTTTTAAAGTTTGCGTAAATTGCATCAAGCTTTGAAACTACTTCGCGAAACGCTGTGATAATTCCAACCGCTCGTTCGTAAGGAATGTCTTTAGATAAAGTTCCCGTAAGAATTGTGTTTTCCCACAGTTTAAGAGAGCTCGATAAAGTATTTTTTAAGTATTCGGAAAAGTCTTTTGAATCCATGTTCCACCATATGAATTGTTGTATTATTCATAAAGTATAACTTAATTAATTGCTTTGTCTATATTTGTGAATACTTAACTATACTTAATTAGTTTTATTTGAGATAATGAATATGTCCAATGCCCCACCGCATTGGACAATTACTTACATGTACAGATCTTTGTCTTTCCATTTAGAGCTAACAATTCCAGTTTTTGGCGTTACCCCATGACGTAATTTACCAACGCCACCATGAGCCATTCTTGGTAAGCCAGCCTCTTTTCTTTCGCGTCTCTCTTTTGCTCCATACACAGATTTTTCTTCTTTGCCGGTCAACATACGCCCAACATTCTGAAAATTATGGCGCGTTTGCACGTTTGCTTTGACACGTTTGCCAGATCCTATTTTAAGGTCGCCTATATGACCACCGTCTTTCCAGGCCTTAGGGGTCTTATGGGGACCAGGGAACCCATGAACCCCTCCCATTCTCATTTTACAAGCTTTGCCACCTTTTTTCATTGGAGCTGGATCTTGCCAAGGTTGAGCATTAGGAGGAATTTGATTGCTACGATCTATATCCTGAGGAGGCATAACAGCAGTACGTGGTTGGGTAGGTGGATTATACCCACGTTCACCAGGTTTTGGAGGAAGATGAGAGCCTTGCATACGGTGCCTACGTTGGGCTTCAGCATACGTATATTTAGGAGGTGGAGGTGTTCTACCGCCATTGGCCATTTTAGGCTCCTCATCTTTTTTAGCAGATTCTCTTAAATAACGACCGGTTGGTTTGATGGCTTTTGTATTGATATCATGGCCAATTTCTCTAGCCATATTTTTAGCAGTGGCAGCTGCTTTACGCGTTGGCTGAGCAACATGCTCTTGAAATCCTCTGCGAGATTTATCAATAACATCTGTCTTTATTTTACGACCAATGCTTTCAAATCCTTCTTTTTCTTTGTGGCCAAACTCTTTAAATGCACCACGTGTTTTACGTGCAGCATTTGAAATATCATGACGCATTGCATGCCCTAATTTTTTTAATGCACCACCTGTTGCAAATTTAGGAATAGATCCACCTGTTGCTCTTTTGATAGGTTTCTCATTGGTCATGCGACCATTTCCGCATAGGCCTAATTTTGAAGCTACTTCTCGACGATATCCGCCGTGCTCTGTTCTATCGATATCCATTTTTTAATCCTTATAAGTTTAGTTTAAGTAAAAGTCATGACAATTACAGTATACATAAAGATTAATACTTAAGGAATATTTATGTTGACAAACCTAAAGGCGACGCATTAGTTTTTGCTAAGTGACTAAGTTTGTCTTGCTCTAACTTTCCTTGATCACGCGTTATCTCGTTAGTTAAGCGTTGACTTTTTTCCATAAGATCTGCTGCTAACTTTGTCTGATCAAGATCTAATCGACTTTGATCAATACTAATTTTATTCTCTGTCTCAGCGCTTTTAATCTGATCTTCAATTTGAGATTTTGAAAACTTAATTTGCAACTCAGCTTCTTTTAAAGGTAGTTCTGCATCAAACTTATATTTATCAAGTTCTAATTTTTGTTGCTCCAACATCAACTGAAGTTTTTTGTTTTCAGCTTCAAGTTGCGCTCTCATTTCAATAACGCGAACCTCTTCCATAGAAGCTTGCGCTTCTGTCAATGCTGCCTGCGCTTGTACTGTCATTGGATCAGGGGCTGCTTGTTGCTGCTGTTGCTGTTGCATTGCCATTTGCGCTGCTGCAACAGATATCTGGTTTTGAACATCCATAGGAACTTCAGCTGGATCTTCTGGCATATGCATACCAGTAATAGCTTGAAAGTTAATAAGTAATTTCAATGCCTCGTGTTCTCGTATATGCGCTTGTATGGCCGCCATAATTTCAGGGTCTTGTTGGGCACTTGGATTGTTAAGAAGGACGCCATGACCCATAATATGGGCATCTTGCTCCTGTTCTATACCAGCAACTACTGGAATCTTATTTAAGAAATTTTGATTCTCTGTCACAAGATCTAAAGGAATCGGCTGTTCTTCTTCCTCTTCATCTGGCAATAGCTTGGATATTTCTTCAGGACTTATTCCAAGGTTTTTATAAAAAAGTTCGTTGGCATATTTTAAATCATGTATATCGGGATCTTGACGAGCATTGTTGAGAATAACTTCTGCCCGCATAAAACGATACATAGAGTTTTGAAGAGACGGATCATTTGACGGAACAATTTGTACATGCTCCTCAAAATCAGAACGCATAATAACATGTTTGCCACCTGGGACTAAAAAGGGATAAGGCTGACCTTCTGGTAACCACTCTGCAAAACGATCTTTAAATAACCCTAACATGAGCTCAAAAGACTTGTGGTACCCTTGAATCACAAAGTTTGGCACACGTTGATAATTCTCAAGCATTGCCAATACCGATGCAGCTGGTGCTCGAGGCGCCATCTCAGAAATAGCGTCGTTAATAATTGCTGAAGGTTTTCTAATATTATCTTCAATTTGATTTTTTAAATCATTCAATGCACCGCTAGGTTCTTTATAAGGCAGCGGCATAATAGCCTGATCTAAGGAAATTCCACCTGTTTGCAATTTAACAAACTGACCAGGTGCTGGTCTAATATCATTCTCCTCTAGTGTTAAACCAGCAGCATACACACCACCTGGAAAATTAGAGTACATACCAGCCATAATCAGCTGACGCATGATAGTAGATGCAGTTTGAGCTGATTGTGCTGCGTATTGGTTTAGTCCATACCCTTCACCATCAAGAGCCGGCAATAACGACCAATTAATAAAATACTCACGGTTCTTCTTGAGGTAATCTTCTTTCTTCCAATTTCGTTGAATACGCAAAACTTTAGCCGAGTGAGCATCTAATGTAATAATATAAGGCAGAGGGATCTCTATATCTTTAGCAGATGGATCTTCTTTGATTCTGTATTCTACATGACACTCATAAATCTCATAAAAATCTGGAGTAGTTCCACCACCACTGCGCTCATACCCAATAATATCATCCAACTCCTCTTGAATTACATTATCAGTGCCATCTAAAGAGGTGGGCATGATTTCAATGTCACGATACTCTCTAAGAATCTTGCGAAGTTCAAACTCCCTTTTATCCATGCGATGAACTTGAGTTTTACGCGATGCGCACAAATGTGAAGAAAGATCTCTGTTTACAATGAAATCTTCAGGCTTAATCATCCTGTGAGTCGGTCTACCCAACACTGGATCAATAAACACTTTGCTATAAATAGAATCGAATATAGACCAGGCGACTGTTCTTTTAAGTTCTTTTTCAAACCCTTTATCAATCTGATACAAAAAGAAGTTAAAAAACGCAGTAATTCTGTAGGAAAGATTTTTTAATTTTTCATCTTCTTCACCTAAAATAACCGCATCTACTGCTCCCTTAGACGGAAAGATAGCGCCCATAACTGTTGCTATATAATGCAGCCACGTTTCAAACAAAGCTGTAGAGTTTGCCTCTGGTATACCATCAGCATTTTCAGCACCAGATGTGGTAGATTTAATTCCCAAAAGATTAATAAGATTAGCAATGTTTTGAAAATACGGTGCTTGGCTTTCCTTATCTTCTTCAATAGATTGCTTTAAAGAGTTTCCAATCTGTAACAAAACAGATTCATCCAAAATCTCTGCCAAGTTCTGATCATGGTCATCTTCATCTAAAACTCGCTGAACCGGATAAGAATCCCCATCAATAGCAATAGAGCCATCAGGAAACTTTTTAATACCATTTTCTTCAAGGCCTTCTTCTGGAACGTCATCAGCACTAAATCCTTTAGCTTGATAGTTCTCATCGTAGTCAGAAGCTTCTTGCTCTTCGGTGTTTTGATTACCTTCTTCTAACTCCGATTTGTTTTTCATTACTATCCATCCATTTACATGCCTCTAGGGCCTTGAAAATTGTTGACCCTAAAATTCTTAAAGTTATAGGGCTGTATTTCAGGAATATGATCACCGCGATTAAATAATTCACCAAGTTCTCGCAAGTAAATAAACGCCTGAGACATACTGTCTATTGTATCATTACTTTTTGAATTGGGAAACAATTCGCAATCTTCAAGTAATAACTTGCCGTATTCTTCAATAATATTTGAATCTGGTTTTGTAGGAAGCCAAACAAGACCTGATTCAATAACTGAGGCAATACGTCTAGCTCTGGCTTCTTTATCTCCATATCGACGTGGATAAAAATGATGGATAGGTAAATTCATTCGGCTTAACTCTTGAGCTAAGCTAAATCCATTTACTTGTGATTCTATAAGGATTTTGTCGACTGATTTTGAAGTATCCCCATAAGAAAGAGGGCTGTCTAAATTGGTATCAAGATAATTATTGGCTAGTCGTAAAGCCATTTCGCGTAATTCTGGGTATTCAACCTGCCCCTTGTATACGGACAACAGCATTAAATTATTGTGGCCCTTTAGATCTTTAAATAAACCCCATGTTGTACAAGCGCTATAACAAATGCCCTCTTTGTAATTTTGATCACCAGGACGTTTACCAACTAATGCTGTATCCCAACTTTGTAAAATATAATTAAAGGAAGGATATTTAAGGTCTTCCCAATATTTAAACCACTCTGTTTTAAGAATTCCTCCGCCCGCTGGTGAAGGACGTTGTTGCATTTGCCCTGCTTCACGATAAGAATCATTACGAAAGTCTTTTTGAACAATTTCTTTATAACGTTCTTCAGATATTCCTTGGGGCCACAATAAATCTCCCTCTTTTTCTCTGGGATCTTCCCATACCTCTCCATCGGTCATAGGCAAAGGAATGGTCATGCATTTATACGATGCTTCATATTTCATCGGCAGACGCAAATGAATCCACCTATCATCATTTTTGCTTAAGATATTTCCACTTACATCACGCTCATGCACACGTTGCTGAATAACTAATCTTCTAAATTGATCAATGGTTCCGGCATACCTTGTTGACATAACAAAGTCGTGCCAATCATTAGTTCCTTCTCGAATTAAAGCTGATTCTGCTTCCAAAACATTATTTGGGTCATCACATATCTCAAAATGCCCCCCATGGCCAGTGTTTGAACCCCCAACTGATGAAGCGATACGATATCCGCCATTAGTATTATCAAATCTAAGTTTGTTATTAACATCTGCCATTAATTGGACAGAGCTACCCCAAAGAGATTGATACCAATCTGATTGAATAAGACGACGACATTTAATGCTATCTCGAATAGAGAGAGAACTGGCGTATGCAGAGTACAAAAAACTTAAATGAGGATCGTTAGCCCATATCCACGCAGCAAATGCTACACAACATATATTTGATTTACCTATACGAGGCGGGCAATTAATAATTAACCTTGTAATCTCAAGGTAATAAAGCGCTTCTAAATGCTCACAGATAGCTTCAGCATGCCATCCTGGTATGAATTGCTGTCCAGGCTCTATAATCGGCCATGCACGCTCTAAAAAGTAATAGAAAGAGTTTTCACATAAAGC